TGGTTAAGTAATGGTATAACTGTTAATTGGCTTGCATTCGTTCCCTCATTATAAACCTGCACGCTAGCGCTTTCTGCATATGGTCTGCGGTACAATATTCTAGGCCCTGGGTTTACGAACTGTCCGCTGTCATTAATGAACTTAGGAATTATATAAGTAGTATTCGGTATTGCGTTACATGGCGTAGGACCGAAGGTTAATTCTACCGTGTAATCACCTACTGCGAAATCACTCTCAGGGTTATTTAAACGAAGCTCGCCATAAACTCTCTGCGCTCCGTTTTTATAGTACGCGTTTAATCGGTCGCTCTGCTCTTTGTAGCTCCACCTTAAAAACCTGCGTTGTAGATCCGTGGCAGGGCGTAGTAAAATATCTTTACTCTCGTCTAGTTTAGTGGTCCAGTCGTAATCGGTTCCGCTCGCTATAAATTCCGTAATAGGAATAATATTTACTGCATTTGGAGTAGTGGCGTCGGGAACAATTACGGCATTAAAGAGTTTTAAAATATCGTTTACAAAATCTATTTGTTTCTGCTCCGGTGAATTATTAGAAAAGCTTACAGGTTGTGCTTGTAGTTCTCCACTAACGTAACTAACTCCTATACTACTGTCTGCGCTAATAGTTATAGCTTGGCTGCTGCCTTGGTGCGCTCTTACAAAAACTTTTAATTGGTCTCCTACTTCTAAGTTTAAGTTAGTTGTAGAAATATTAACTAGAAACGGGTTAGTTATTACAGTTTGATATACTTGCCCGCTTTGGTCATATTCGTAATTTACAGTGCTAATATTCTGTCCGTATGGTAGGTTAATTATATAATCTACTCCGCCTCTCGTTAGCTGTAAATAAAAATCATAATTGTGAGGTTGCCAAGTTGCAAAGCCTGTAGTGTTTACCGTTACCTCGAAATTAATACCAAAGTTCACGGTAAAATTTCCGTTAGCCGTGTAGGTATCAGTAGCAAAGCTATTACTAGGGTCGAAAGTTTCAGTAAAGCCTGTGAGCTGTTTTATGTAACTTCCGTCTGCCTGTAGTTGGTCAATAGTGAAATTAGTATTACTAGAAAACTCTGCTCTAAATCTAGAGGCGTCCGCAGTTACATTACCTAGAGTAATATTGCTCTTTATAAACGGGTACCACATGTTTTCAAGTTCCGACTCTACAGTAGTTCCGCTCCAGGTGAAACCTGCCTCGCTAAATATCTTATCTAGTAGCCATTTTGTTTTTACGGCTACTGTTAACTCATTTGTATAAATCGGGTTTACTGAGCTGAAAATACGACGGCTTCCGGTAGCGTTGCTCTCGGTCCAATTTTGGCCGCGGTCGGTTAGCGTATAACAAACGTTGCCCCCTAGTATAGTACCGTCGTTTGCGTCTACTACGTTGTCCCATGTGCTCGAATGTGCTAAGCTAGAATAATCTAGCTCGCTTATCATTTTGTCGCCTATTGATCTAGCCGCGTCTACTACCTCAGCGAAAAAAGCTATTTCGTACTCGAATAACTTACCTTGCTGAGTAATGGCGCGTTTAAATTGTATGTGACCTTCCGCAATGGGTAGCGTGTCTACTGTTAAAAGCGCGTCTATTTTCTTTTTAATGTCAATAGTAGAAAATAAACCTACTTTATGCTGTGCTCCAAAAAACTCTACATTCGTCTTAGTTGCAGGTATTCTAAACTCACGGCTAAAACCACCCCTAGCTTTAAATTCGGTTATATCGGTAAAGGCGTTTGAAAAGCTTACACTTTCATTTTCGTATAAATCGAGTACAGCGGTCTGCCCACTATAATTAACTTGTAATATTACTGTTGGCGTCATGCGTTATAGTCTTGGCTGTATTTTAATTGTATTGTTAATTGAGTACCCTCTTTTATGTAGCTTCTATTTTTTATAGCTGTGAAATTTGTGTTTTCCACTACTACCGGAGTAGGTGTTCCGTCTTGGTCAATTATGTACACGCTATCCGAAAAGGTTAAGCCTTTTAAAAACTCAAACTGACCCTCGCTTAAAAAGTCGGTGCTAACGGTTAGCATTTTTTCTACGAATGCGTTTCGCTCAGTTAGTCCACGGTCGTAATTATTCATTCTAAAAGTAGGGTTAGCCGTAGCGTAATTACCTATAACTTTTCTATATCTCTTTTTCTCTATTGAGTAAGTTTCCTCACTGCGCTTAGTAAAGTTCCAAAAGTCCCAACCCCCGCGCGAGTTTATCCAACCCAGGCGGTAGGTATCGAATCGGCACTCATCTTCTGCCTCAAAAAATGCAATGGACCGAGCGACAGCACTACCCAAGTATAAAAAGTTAACTAGGTAATGGTGACAGTTGCCAAGTAGACCGAAAGCGGCTTTAATATTTTGAGGGTAAATACCTGCGTGCACTAGAGTACCTTCAACAGCTGAAATAACTACGCTATCGGTTTGAATGGGTGCGCCTGCGCTATTGAATTGTATTACCTGTATTTCGTCTATTGTATTGGTGCTTAATCTAGCTCCGTCGTCGGTAGGTATGGCCATGCAACCCCAATCTTGACCGAATCTAGCTCGTACTCCTATTGTATCTGAGCCTAGTGAATATGTACTAATTTCCGTACTTAAGTCGTATACATCAGGGTTCAAGTCTGTTAATTCGTACATCGTCGGCCCATTTAAAGCGAAAAATAAATCGGGGTCAGGGCTGTAACCTTGCGAAAGTTGAAAGGCTGCGTTTATCAAACTTAATTTAGTTCTAACTACAGGAAGGCTCAAAGGGTTAACAGTAAAAACGCCTAGTACTTCGTAACCGTCAAATAAATCTACTGTTACGTCTACTATGTTATTAGTTTCATAAACATAGTTTAAAGAGGTTAATTGACTGCTAAAAATAGTTGTAGTTGTAGGCTCGTCTATACCAATGTCTATTAATTCCTTTACAATCGGGTTAATATCCAAAACCATTGCCCCATTTAAATTAGGCTGAATATATACAGTCTGAATCGTAGTAACTCCATTTGAATTAATGGTTATAGTCGCCACGAATCTAAAGCCAGGCTGTCCAACTTGAGAGCTTGTAGCCGTAAAGATTAACTTTTGTTTTAGTGCTGTGTATCGGTAGGGTGAATCTACTAGGGTAATGGCCATTACTTAGGTTTTATATTATTTAAAGTTCTATTTTGTGAGAGTATAGTTAAGCCTACAGCCTCAGCCGCAGCCTGTGATATTTTTCCGCTGTAATCGGGTAGTGTTTCTTTATACGCATCTTGGAAATATTCGAGAGGTGAGAAACCTTTTTTATGAATACTTTGTGCAATGGCATAAGCTACCGACTTCCTTTTACTTGGCGTTTCCTTTGCGAACTTACTACCGGTTGCCGTTTTCTCTCTTAGACGAATTTTCTTTTTATTCATCCACTCTAAAATGTTATCCGCAGGCGGTCGTAATGGCCCAGGTGAAAGCTTAGTAATTCCCTTCGCTAGTTCCTCACTACCACGCGCTCCAAATTCTATAACCCCCGCGTAAGGTTCGCTAGATACAAATTTAACCGCTCCCGTATCGGGGTTAATATCGAATTTTAAAGAGGCAGCTAGTCGGCCTGTAGTGTTGGCTTTTCTTTTACGCCCGTACTTGGTTTGATTAATGCGAATATTCGAGCGAGCTTGGCGCACTACTTCCTCGCTAAAGTCCATCATCACCTCTAGCAAATGGCCGTTTTTAAATAACTCGCTTAGTATACTCATGTTAATAAAGCTGTAAGGTTATCCATGGTAAAAATTACTTCCGTGTTAACTATGCAGGGTAAAACAATAGCGTAAATACCCTCATCTAAAAATAAATGAAGACAAGCGCTATCTATTACCTCATAACCGTTTAGTGTATATTGTGCCTCGCGGTAAGTAACTATATTTTTATCTATTGCTATTATTTCCATTAACCTTTATTTATTTGGCATTGAATAAATGAGCTGCGTGAGGTATCGGCTGTAGATCCATTTTGAACTGCTATTACTATGTATTGATCAACAGTCCAATTTATATTATTCGCGCTTACCGCTGTAGTTACTGCTGAGTTATCGTCAGCGTTTACGTTTAAGTTACCTGCCATACTTTCCGAGTTCGTAGCGCTTTTAACCGCTAAACTTCGCGTGTATTGAAACATTAAAGTAGTAGCCGCTGCAGCTGCGCTAGTTCCAATTAATGAACCGCCAATAGCCGCACTCGTATTTACATACATCCGAGTAGTTAAAGTTCCTGCCGTTCCCGTTTTACGCACTCTCGTCTTGATGTATAATATATCTCCCGTTGTAACTGTATTCGCAGGAATTAAAACGCTACTAGTTAGCGTGCTTACCGTTGTTCCTGTTATAGCCGTTCCGTCGGTAATAGTTTGCTTATTAATTGTAGCTCCACTCGTTGCTATTGTAATGGAGCCACTAGTAGTAATGGGACTACCTGTTACAGTTATTCCTGCGCCTGCCGTTATACCTACACTACTTACAGTTCCTTTAGTTGCTAAGTCAGTTTTTAACGTGTCTAATGCGTCATCTACATTTGTACCTGTTACCGTGCTGTCATTCGTCACCTGGCTAGCATGTAACTTTTGGTGCTGCCATTTTGCAGGTGAGCCGCCATAAACCCAAACTTCGTCGGCATTTGGTGTGCCGCTTTGCAAGTCTACCCCATGTATTCGGTGTACTGTTGGGTTAGGGTAAGTTCCTGTTAAGTCTCCGCCTGCGCTTCCGCTAGGAGGTAAAGCTGTAGGTATTGTTTGCAGTGCTCCGGTACCGTCTACTAGTTGTAAGTTAGTACCTGCTCCGCTTACTGCTAAAGTTCCACTAGTTGTAACGGGTGAACCTGTAACACTAAAAGCGGCAGGCATAGTTAAGCCTACACTCGTCACTGTCCCACTACCTCCACCTCCAGGCGTATTTATAAGGTCGTTATAATCTGCTCCCGTGCTATTTATTGGCATATCTTAATTAATTAGGTTGGTCCATTGGCACTATACACGCGTTCCAATCCCAATCTACCTCTAAGTTAATTGTAGCGGTTACTGAAACTAGCGTGTGAGTAAATACTTCAATTTCAACATCGGCCGAAACAGGAGCGCGTAACTGAATATCACCACCAAATAAACTCCCATTATTAACAACAGCGAGAAGGTCGCCCATAATGAGCGAACAAAGGTTAATACTTTCGGCTTCGTAACCTGTTTTATCCTCCTCCACGCGGGGAAGGTCAGATATATAAACATCGAAACTATAAACTTTTGCGCCTTTTTCATAATTAATATTTAAGGGTTTAACATGCAGCCAAGGCCATTCTGCCTCTTTTTCTAAATCTGCCTGAGTAACTAGGCCATGCGTAAAGCGGCGCAGTTGGTAATGGTTATCCGCGAAGGTGCGGAACCTATCTATTATAATCTTGTAATGGTAGTCTACGGTAGTCATATATTAATTAGTGTAAATTAGGGTTGATTTTCGCCAACTCAGTATTATAATAGTCTAGCGAATAACTTAAATGCGCAAATATTGTACTCGCCCGCATGTTGGTAATGGCTTCAAATTTCGTTACATCACGTTCTGCCATTTCTTCTATAACATGGAACCACTCGTACGTGTTGGCTAGAGTTCTACCTCGCTCTGTATTTCCTTCACTTCCGCCTGTAGTTTCGTTAGTAGCGCCTCCAAGTATTCGGGGGAATTGCTCATTAAGTCGCTGAGTAATGTCGAAAAAAAAAGCATGCAGCCATTTACAACCGGTAAAGGTAACTGCCTCATTTTACTCGCATACTTTCCGTGAATATCCGCGTCGTAAGGTTCAATAGTATAGCGATCATTAAACTCAGCCGTAACAGGTCGGTAGAGTATGGTTAAGAGGTTAGCGTAATTTTTAGGTAAGTCCTTAGCGTAGTCCATTGCGTCTAGCCATTCGCCAAATGTAATGGCTTTTAAATGCGGGTGAAATCCGAACTTAATACCGTCTAATTCAATGAATTGCTTAAATACTTTTTCCTCTTGTTTTAAATTGTATACGTAGCTCGCGGTTATTTGTTCTACTTGCTCCATTGGAAGCTCGCGCAGTTGGTCGCGTTTCTTACCCGTAATAGCCGACAGTTGACCTATCGGGTCATTACCTGCAGCCATAAAGTCTATGTACGTGCCTAGCGTTTGGTCTGAATATTTAAGGCTTATCTTCATTACATCTTTTCAATTTCTTGTTTAACTTCTTGCCAAAATTTCAAGCTTCTATCACCAATACATCCAAAGGTCAATGACATGCCTTTGAAATGTTCATCTACTGCAATCAATGCACATTGCTTCGCATCTTTTTTTGCTTCATCATCGTATATAAGTTTATGTGGCAACGAGTGCTTCAAGTGGTACACTTGTAGATATATCCAATATCCATCTACTAATTGTTTTGCCTTTTCTTGTGCCGTCATATATTCGTGCTACCACCGTCTATTGTTATGTTAATACTTTTGAGCTCCGTGCTTACTTCCTGGCGTTCTATATACCCTCTTTGCTTGCCTTTAGTCTTAAGATAAAATATAGTTGCCGTAGTGTCGCCTTCTTGAATTAATGAATGTAGTTTACTTTCCGCGAAGTCTAGAGCCACATCACTAAGCGCCTGAACTGCTGCCTTATATTTGGGGTCATCTTCTAACCACCTGTAATGCGTAGCTCTATCTATACCTATATTTCTGCACGCAGTAGTTACAACCCCTAAACTTTTCTCTAGAGCTTTAACCATTGCATCCTTTTTTAATGTTGCATTTTGTGGTTTAATTCCTTTACTCTCACTCATTGTACTTCAGTAATTTAAGTAGTGCGTGTTCCAAATTTACTCCAAATTTAGAAAGCTCCGACGTAACGAACTCCGCCTCTTTTTGGTTAAGTCTAAAAGTAATTTCTTGAGTGTCGAATAGGTCTAGCATAACCTCGTGAACTACCGGTATATTCCACTCTTTAATTTCCTCAGGTTCCCATTCATTGAATAACTTATCCAGGTCCCAACTTCCAAGGCTTATGTTATCCTTTACCATAAACTCGCGTTGGCGTTCAATAGGCCAATTAACAATAATAACGGGAACGGTTGTAATGCCTAACTCTCGGCAAGCCATAAAACGCATGTTACCCCCTATAATTTCTTTATTCTCATTAATTACAATGGGGCGCGCTGCTAGCATATCGGGAAAACTAGCTATAGACTTTTTAAGCTTGTTAAATTTCTTTTTAGAAATAGTACGAGGGTTATCCTCATGGAGCTTTAATTGATCTATAGCTAAGTAGTCCCTTATCATTTTATTTTATTTTATGCCTTTGGCGGTTCGTATGTGCAAAAATACTGAGCAGTTGGGAATATAGCCATTATAGCTCCCCCTTCCTGGTCCTGATATACTACTATGTTATTCCCTTCTAGAGAAACAACAGCATTATTATAATAAAAAGTAGCCTGTGTTTCGGTGTTTATTAAATTGTAATCCATTTATTTTGGTTTTAATTGTTTACTTATGAACCGCAGTAAAGGCAGCCTTCGTCTTCGCCACCCTCACCTTCGTTTAAAATTCGTTCTATCTCTTTGTTTATTTGTTCCTCGCTCCAATTTGGGTGGAAGGCTTTAACCTGTGCTCTTAAAAATGCGTGCTCGTTATTCATATTTTACAAGTATAGCCTCCGCTGTTGTCATTTCTTTAATGCGTTTTATAACGTCTGGGTTGTTGTCGTAGTGCTTATTTATACCTAACCTTTTTATAGTAAGTATTTTATTTACGTTACTGCCTGTTATAAATACTTTATTTCTACTTATTCCTAGTTGCTCAGCTAAATTATAAACAGGGTTCTTACGAGCCTCACCCCGAGCTGTAATTATATAAACGTCGTAACCCTCAGTAAGTTTGCGTTTAATTAATGCCATTCCTTGAGGAGTAGTTAAAACTCCGTCAAAATCGAAACTAATTTTTTCTAGAGCTAAAATAGTTCTTATTATTCGTTTGTATATACTCATATTAGATAGTGTAAAACTATACGTGTTTTATCTTACTTAGTTACTTAGTTAGTTACTTATATACTTATATATTAAAGTACATTAAAAGAAAAGAAAGAAAAAGAAAAAAGGTAAAAAGAAAAAGAAAGAAAAGAAAAAGCTCCCCCAAGAAAACCAAACGTTCACGCTCACAAGAAGCATTTACTCGGTCCAAGTAGCGTAATTCTACAAGTTTAGGCTTTTAATACTGCGCTTTGCCTTACGCAGGTTAAATGGGTTTCTCTAGTCATAAAAAGAAAATGCCCAGGGCGTATGCGAAACCACCCCAGGCATTACTAGAAAATCATGAACTAAACTATTGTTTTCCCTATTTCGCATAGCGCAAAGATTAATAATATTTAGATAGGTTAGAAATTTAGTTATTCACTTTTTTTTAAATATGTTTAGGTAACACCAATGGCACCAAAATAACGGCCATACTAAGCCTGTTAAGAATATGCCGAGGAATGTATACCAATTAACGAACTCGCGTTCGTAATTCGCTACGTATGCGCTTAGAAATAGTGTGTGAACAGTAAGTACTACTAAGTAAATGGCTAATATCATGATTGTGGGTTTTTAGGTTTACGGCCTCTTTTCTTTTTTTCTACCGGTAATGGCTCAGTAGTTTTTAGATCGTTGGCTAAAAATATAGTTAGGGTATTAATTAAATCCTTCATGCAACTTCCGCAGTTAGTGAAAGTCTTGTTATCACGTTTGCCTAGCAGTTCTTTTCTTAGCTCAAATACTTGGCTTACTTCCTTCGCACTCATGCGCGTGTTATACTGCTTTTCGCCACGTTCTTTTAACTCCTGTAAAAACTTCATGGCCTCAGGCTTCCATTTATCCGCGTTTATCTTTGGCCATCTCTTACCTGGGCAGTCTTGTACAGCATAGCTAGCCAAATGGGCAACGGGGCAACCGCAAGGCTTAAATGTTACACCGTCTAGTGTATGCGGTTTTTTAAATGGGTTTATTGCATTAGTTGGTGGTCCGCAGGTAGCAAACTTTTCATTGAACACGGGGCAGGCTTTACAAATGTCTAGCCTCGCGTTATAGTCGTTTTCATTTATTAACATCGTATTTATTTAGTGTTAGTGAATTTCTTAGCATCGTCTTAGCGTTTTCTATTGTGCGGTATAAATAGCTGCGGCTTATATTGGTTTCCTCGCTTAATTTTTGGTAGCTAAAATCGTCTAGGGCGTATAGTAATAATAGCTCTCTCTCGAAAAATGGGAGCCTACTTATATATATATCTATCTGCTCATTAAATAACCGAACGGGTATAGCTGAGGTAAAATCTTCTTGAATGTCTCCCGTTAGCTCCGTTCTAATTTTCTCGAATTTCATTACTGTATAATTAAACGAACTGTTAGAACAGCGGGCCATAAATCGAATGCAGTTACTCACGTACTGCTTAAACTTATTTCTCTTTATTATTCCTTCTATCTTTTCTCGGTCGCCCTCTAATATTTTAATTAAAACTTCGTGGAGTAAGTCGTCAGCTTTTTCACTATTGCCTGGGTATTCACTCCTAGCAATTCTCCGCCATTCTGCGTAATACTTGTTTATTTCACGGTCTAAAATACTCATCTATTACTTTTATACATGCGTCTAAGCCTTTGCATATCTTAGCCTCATAACCTCGCTCTAGTAGCTTTTCCTGCCATTCCTTTTGAAATGAGCTAGCTACTCCCTTATCCGTTTTTATTTCAATGAATAACCCGTGCTTATTATTTCTAGGTTCGTAAATAGCTAGATCAGGAACGCCCCTAACGTAACCCGTGCGTTTCATAACTAAAGCCTGTTTCATGCTCATTCTCGCACCTCCTGAACTTGCGCAAAATAAAGCCGTAGGGTAGGCAGCTCGTACGTACCTAACTACTAACTCCTGTATTTTACTTTCTTCGTGCTTCATTTTCTAGTTATAAAAGTAATTCTATTTAATAACTTGGCTATTCGTTTAACAACTATCTTATTAACAATAGAAATTAACGAAATACATTTGTAACACTAATTTTCTGCTGTGTCAATTCAAAAAGTTAGTTGTTTATGGTTTAAGAAAGGCGCTCACAACGGTGAGCCCTTTTTTTTGTTACATTTTTAAGTACCAATAAATGTAAAAATTCGCATTTTTTAGGAGTTGTGGTCCTGTGGGTTATTATCAACTATAAGCCTTATTTTGCTGAGAATTATCTACATGAGCTGTCACAATTTTTAAAATATTTGCGACAAACTATATAAATGCATATTTATTAAAGTTGGGTTGTAATTCAAAATAAGCTCGCATCATAATAGCGTCTGCAATATCGGGTGAAAGTCCACCTGTCCGCTGTGAAATGGTATCTTTACTAGTTACTCTTAGCTTCCCTTCCTTATCAGGGTCCACTCGTCTAATTAGCTCTAATTCCTTTACTATATCTTCTTGCAGTCGTACCGGTAGAGTTATTTCGTTTTTATCTATTAGCTCTCCTAGTTTAAAATAACAGTCGGCTTTTAAATTTTGGTAGTGCGAACCTCTTACCGCTTTACTGCCATTTTGGAAACCACGGCAGCGCATGGCGTCAACTAAGCCACCCCCTACCCCGTCCTCGTCTACAAGTACGTTAGACAGTTTTACGTTATACATTTTCTGCAGGCGCTGTATTTCTGCCTTTACTTCATCTTGGCGTTTCTGCCTAAGTATAACAATATCTACGCAACTTAAACCCTTCCACGCGCATAGTACTGTTCTATCTTTTCCAAGTCGCGCAATGTCGCCCGTTATATAACTTTCCCCTACATTCAGCGGTTCACGGAAACACCTAATTAACTCGTCATATTGGTAGAGCCTATCCGCTGAGTTATCAAACTCCCAATCTCCCTCTAATAATCTTTTTCTATCTACTTCGGGTAAACGTTGTAAGCTTACCACGTAGCCACTAGGTAGGTGCAAATTGTCCCCAGGTAGAGCCTGAATAAAAGCTCGGTGTTCCGCTAGTGAATTATTTTTATAGGGTAGGTAAAATTGGTTATATATCCAACCTTTTGACGGGTTGCAGGTTAATAATATTTTTGGCTTTAAGTTGTACTCGTTTAATTTATAACGAATACGCGAGCTAACTATATTAAAAGCTTTCTCGCTTATTTCGGTTGACTCATCTATAAATGCGTCAGTAATTTCTAACCCGCCTAGATCCGTAAAATGAGGGTCTGAAGGGTACAAAAAAAGGTCAGCTAGTATAATTTCAGAGCCATTCATAAACTTAATTATGTGGCTTTGTTGGTTGTATATGAAGTCCTGACCTGGTATTAAACCTATATTATTAGCCACTTCCATAAACGTGGCTATAGTCGTTTTCTTTAGAGTATCTAATTTGGCCCTTCCGATTAAGGACCGCGTGCCTGGGTATTTAAGACGTCGTATAATTTGCCAAGTACAACCTAGCATTGTCTTACCTCCACCTGCAGCACCTCCGTATAATATAACTTCGGTATTACTGTCGTTACTTAAAAATTGTAGAGCTTCCTGCTGTCGTGGTAATGGTTTAAAATGCCATTCTATTTGTCTCGCCATTGCACAAAAGTAGGCACTAATTCTACTATATCCTGCACCTTGCGTTCGCGTTTTGTTGTGAAGTTTAACTCGTAACCGCCTAGAGGTTTAGGGGGTCGCATGCGTTCAACGTGAAAACCCATAAAACCCTCGTCGTATTCCTCTTTATAACTTGCCGTTCTAACGTGGTGTATGTATTTCATATTTATTCTATAGCCGCCATTAGTAGAGTAGCTTAGCTCCTCGGCCATATCTGCATGATGATAAAGCTCGTGCACGTGTCCGCTCCAAATAGCGTCGGCTCCTTCTATCATTACCTGCATTCTATTATTTTGAATGACTCCTTTAGTAACAACCCCACCACCGCCTGAGCCGTGGTAATATTTTATTTTAAAAATAGCGTGCTTATCTTTTCCAAACTGTATACGTTGAACCCACCAACCGCCATAACCGCCTACCTGTATTTCAGTACTTGCCTCTCTATTTAGGCCACTAACGAAGCGCTCTATTACGTCGGTCTCGCAGTTCTTAATTATAGCCGTTTCATGGTTACCATATCCGACGAACTGTATTAAATGGGCGTAAGGTTTAAAATAATCTATAGCCGTGTTTATAACTGCGTCTAGGTAATTAGCTACGTTGTGTTCCGGTCGAATATCATTTTTACTCCGCCTTGGATCGTACTTGCCCTGCATAAGGCAAAATAAATCTCCGTTTATGGCTATGCCTATATTTTCCTCTAGGCATTTGTCTAGGTGCTGTTTTAATAATTTGCGGTCGCAATGGGGGTTATCCCAATGTACGTCGCTCATTAAATAAAAGCGGTCAGTTACTTTTGCCTGGGTAATAATTATGTTACGGCCTGTTCTTGTAGATTTCATTATAAGCTTCGTTTGTTTTAAATTCCTGCCAATATTTTTTAAACTCGTTGTAAGGCACGTCTACAATAAAGGGAGCGCCAGCTCCTTTTAGAAATACTAGAGTTTTATGACCTACTTTATACGTACCGTCTGCGCTAAATTCTACTTCCGCCTGAATAGCTATAGCCTCTTTAGCGTCAAAAGCTAGAGGCACGTTATCAGCAAAAATGGCCTCGTTCTCTATATCCTCTGCATAATTCCATTGAATAACGTAGGTACTGCATAAGGTAGGCTGCAAGTCTTTTAAAACTTCCTCAGGTTTAACCGCTTGCTTTACTTTCTTTTTGAATGGCCACATATTGTAAAGGTATAAAAAAAGCTGTAGGTTAATACAGCTCTTTAGTTAGTTATTAACACCACACTAAGTAGTGTAAATTAAAGTAAGTTCGTTTTATCAAAATAGCCTTAGTTATACATCTAGTTGTTTTCCGTTTAGAGCATAATTTAAGTCGCTGAGTTCATGCATATACTGAATATCTTTCAAAAGAATAAAACCATGTTTTACCTTGACGACAGCTTTATTTGTAATTCCGAATTCATAACCTAAGTCATTTAGAAAATATACTCTCTCAGTAATATTTTTGAATCCGTTTTCGGTCAGCCATTCACGAGTTATTATTTTATTCATGCCATTAATTTTTTAAGATATATACAAAGATCTAAAGCTTCCTCGTATGCATGCTGTAACCATTGCTGTTTTGTTAAGTTAGCCTGGTCTACTGTGCCTCCATAAGTATCAATACCTTTAGCCTCTCTGCTCTTAAGGTCGGCTATTACTGCGTCTAAAGTTTTACTCATTGTTACCTCCAAATGTTTCGTTATAATAATTGTCTTTATTATTATCCATTGTATCCCAAGTTATATTATCACAAGCCTTATCATATCCATTATCACAACCAATTTCCCAAGCACTTTCAATCTCCTCCTTATGCTTTGCTTTGGCTTGTTCAATTAAATATGCTATATTTTTATGAAAAGTTATGACTTGACCATCATTTGATTTATAACTGATTTGCTCAATTAACCAATCTATACTACTTTGTTTCTTGTTTTCCATAATTTTTAGTTTTTGATTGTTAAATAAAAAATGGTCTAATTGTCATTACTCCAACTGCAAAACCAAAAGCAAAAGCTAAAGCAATAAACAATCTTTCTTTAAATGTTTTAGCTTCAATATTATAGTGATTCATAGGTAAGCACAATAAAGGATTAATGAATACCATAAGTACCATACCCACCCAATTTTTGTCTATTAAAAATCTAAAACCCGCTATACTATTTGCTTCTAATAAAATTGCAGTAAAGAAAACTAAAATTAGTTTGTGTTTAAATTTCATAATTTTTAGTTTTTAATTAGTTCAATTTCTCTTTCTTTATTGCAATAACAATCTTTATAAGTAAACGCGTAATGTCTATCTACTTCATTTGTCATATAACTAGCAAAACGAAGAAAATAATCATGTGCACTTTCGTAATCGTTAAACAAGTCATCTCTAAGATGTTCACCTTTATACTTAAATCTTACTATGTATTTCATTTTAGTTTTTAGGGTTTAGTTTGTTTTTTAAAATGTACTCGTAAACAGCTCTACCGACTTCTTGATTAACCTCAAAGTTAAAGTCCTCTTTAGCAAACTCTAGGCGTCTACCTTCGCTTTTCCATTTGCCCTGGGTGCGGAACTGTGCCGAGCTGCGCCAATTATTCCACTGCTCCGGTGTAAAGTCCTCAGGCGTAAATAGTTTTTTGCTAAACATTTCCCGAGCTACACTAGCCGCGTATACTTCGATATACTGCCATTTGCCCTCTGAGTAGCGTTTAATATCCGACTGCAGCCACTCGTGTAGATCCATTTCGGAGTTAGTAGTTTTAGGTAGTGCTTCGGGTTGCTTAATAGCCCTATTTATTTCTATCCATTTCTTATTTTTTAAGTCTAGATAGTTGTTAAGTACGTCGCACATAAAAGCTACCGAGAAACAGTTAAAACTGTCTACTCGCTCCCATTCCGTACCCATTGCATTTAAATAGAACGCTAGGTTAAAAGCCTGTAGAGTAATGCCTACAAACTTATTACTTTCAAAACTTTTGAGCAGTAAGTCTACCTCTATGTCGCTCGGTAAGTCCTTTATTCCATTTGTTACGCATGCCTGCGCTATAAGTTGGCGCCAGGTGGAAGGGTCTAAGCTAATTACTTTTTTACCGTGCAGTTCGTCTACAAAATGTTTTTCAAGGCTTGTTAAGGAACGCTTGAAGCTCATGCTGTTGTATTCTACCAACTCGCTCATTTTCGTTTGTTTTAGGGGTTATCCATTTACGTAAAGCCGCACGCCAATTTTTCATTTTTACTTTACCTACGTGCCAACCGTTGGCCTCGTAGTAGTTAAAAAAGTTTTGGGCAATTACTTTATTTTGGCACTCGTTTTCAATCTCGAAAAGAGTAGGCGCTTCGAATTTTTCCACGCCTTTTCTCTTTTCTAATTTTTCTATCCGAGCCTCTAACGCCTCCAGGCGCTGAATTAAAAAAGCTAGGTTCATTTGTTTATTAGTTTGGACAAATATATAAAAAATCTAGTGAGCCAATTTCTTTTTATTTCTTGAGCCTGCATAGTTGCAACTGCTGTAGATCGGCTTTTAATCTCTAGTTCTTTAAAATGCTCGAACTTTTCAATGTAAAGTTTTTTTACTGCGGTGTAACCTTTGTCGGTTTTGGTTATTATACCTGATTTAAGCAATGGCGTAACGTAGCGCGTTGTCATGCCTAAACTTTTTAAAGCTAAACTCGGTGAGTTACCGGTATTTATTAAATCGCAAACGGCTTTTATTCTCTCTTTGGTTACAGTTTGCTTGTTAAATTTAATTGCTAATTGTGTCTTTTTCATTTTTTATTACTGTGTCGGTTAGTGTTTCGTATTTCTCAATAAGTAAGGGAATATCTAAAGCTAGTAAATAGTGAGTTACTTGGTTCCTGTAGCTCTCATCGTGCTTAGATAAATTCTCAAAATTTGTAATGCCATGTAATACTGTCGCATGATCGCGCTCGAAAAATTTACCTATTTTATTTAAAGGTAACTTCGTACTGTTACGTATTGCCCAAAAACAAAAATGCCTAATATCTACGTATTCACGCTTCCGACAGCGCCCTACTATATCTAAGTAGGGAACCGCGGATACGTTAGAAATATTAGCGAGCAATTCAGTTGCAAATGGGGCGCCGTAGCTCTCATGCTTAGCCTTACCGTCTACTGCGTTAATATTGTTATGTATCTTATACAGTAAACTTTTAGCGCGTAAACGGTCCTCTTTTTTAACCATTTTTAGAAGGTTATCTAAGTTAATTGTTAATTGCTCCTCTATATTTTTCATGGTTAAAATGGCATTTCGTTTTCACTCTCTTTAGCCTCAGGCTTTACCTCTACTTTTCCCTCTTGCAACCATGCTAAGAAAATTTCTGCAGTTTCAAGTACGGCTCCAGGTGTCGCCCCTTTTTGGTCCTTATGAAATTGCACCGCATTATTTAACGCTACACTTTTGCGAATTTCATTTTGGTTAGCAGGGTTAGAATATCCACCGCCTGCAGGCTTGTTAAAGCTAGGAGCAGGAGCTGCTAGTTTAATGTTGTAGGTAGTTCTACCATTGAACTCTTTAGCTTCTAAATTGTACGTAATAGTTTCACCCACTGCAATTTTAGAGCTGTTCTTTTCTTTAGTTCCTACGCTTCCACTATCGCCATTGTCTAGCGTTAGATCGTGGTAGTAAACTGTTCCATTTGCACCTGCCCACTCCCGAGCAAACGTGCACGCTGTTATTTTACCTGTTTTCATATTTATTTTTTCAATGTATTTATGTACTCCTTGCATTTTGTTAGCCAGGTTTTCTTCTGCTCTATCCCAATCAAATTCGGGTTTAAGCTTGTTCCATTTGAGACTATCCATAGTTCTTGAGGGTTATTTGCGAAATGGGCGCGCCAATTTTCGTAAGCGGTAGTTCCATTTTCGTATTGGTGTAATTCTACTATTTCGTTAAATGAGTACTCAGCCTGGCCGTAGCTACTCTGCACGCAAATAAATTTAGACTTCGCGCGCTGCTGCAATTTAGATACAGTACTCATTGCTACCAAAATAAGTTTGAATATTAACGCCTCCGGTACTCTCAAACTGAAATAAAAATTTAGCGTCTTCAATGACTACCTCGTTTTCTCTAGCCTTTTCGTTAAAGTCTAGTAAGTAATAATCTTCGCACTGGCTATAGGCTTGCCATTCGTGAGCTGAGGCGCTCCATTTAGAAACGGTAACCGTTCCTACTACGTTTTTAAACTGTGTCATGTTTATATAGGTTTTAAATTGTTTACAAATATA